TCAGGTGCTTTCAATATATTTTTCTTTTTTCTTCCTCTTGGTGCCATTTTAATTTTCTCCTAGTATTAATTTTATCTTCTTAATAAATTCAGCTTCTATCATATCATAGTTTACAGAATTCATGCAATTTATCTTGCCCTTACAATGAACCATTGTTTCAAAACATGGAGTACAGTTTACATATTCTGCAAGATTGATAGATTTTGCTTTCTCTGGATATTGTGGATGTAGTGAAATTCTTTCTTGTTCTCTTGTAGAACCTAAGAATGTTAGTGTGGGGCAATTTGCGCTATGTGCCATCCATAACACACCGCTATCCATTGTTATACACAAATCAATCCGTTTAAGAAGCTCAATAACTTGTGGTGGTCTTAACTTTCCACATAAGTTTAAGATATTCTTTCCTTCAAATCCTTTATTCACATCATGGTCTATTAAAACAACATAATATTGTTGTGAAAGTCTATCTGCAATAGATTTAATCATTTCTGTTGGTAGAGTTTTCATTTTACCAGAACCACGTATTTGTAATCCAATCATTTTCAAATTCGTTTTCAATTCTGGCATATTTAATCCACCTTTAAACTTTGTTTCCCAAATAAATTCATTATTTTCAAATTCTGTTATTCCAAAATGTTCAAGATATATATCTAATCTATGTTTATTATTTTCAGAGTTTGTATTGCTGTGATCCTTTTCAAGAAGCCCATCAAGCGAAAATATAAACCCTGTTTTAATATTATGTCCTAACATATCCATTGGAATGAATATAATATCAGAATATGTAAAATATAAATCAGTTCTAAATCTTTCATTTGTAACAATTTGAACTTTTTTGATGTTCAATTTTTCTCTAATTACTCTTGCAACAGCAACAAGTTGGATTAAATCACCAAGGGCATATTCACGACATAATGTAATACAATCTTCACCCTCAATTAAATTAATATCAAACTCTGAAAATGCTTTCCAATTAATATCTTTGTATCCAGATAAATCCACAATCATTTTTGGATATATTGCAGTCGGATAAACTGTTCCTGTTGAATATATTAATTGTGTACATTTAGTATTGTTGTAATATAGCATTCATTAGTACCTCATCAACGATTTCTTTATGCTCATTTAAAATATTAACATTAAAATCATAAACAGGTATAGATATTTTAAAGAAATCTTCAAATATTTTGATTCTATGCATCAATCGTTCATGGTTTGTAATACTATGGTCTGATTCTGGCACACCATCAAGATATACAATTTTATCAAATAACTTTTTATCAATTGAAGTTGAAACAACATTTACAAATATTCCATATTCTTTAAAATCTTGAATGTATTGTGGATTTGTAATTAAGTAATAATGATTATTTGTATTCTGCTTTAAATAACGAATAACGGGTAATAGTTGTAATAGATCCCCATAAGCACCAAATCGTTTTATACCAACTTTCAAATCAGCTTTTTTAAATTCAGCAGGATTGAAAATCAAATCACTCTCTGTTACAAATGATCTAATTTTTAATAAATCCTCAACAACTCTTTCTGGAACAGATGACCATTTGTTACGTTCAAAAATCCTATAAAAATTATGCTTATGCATTTTAATTTGTATATGTTTATATGAGTCAGTGTATTTTACTTTAATTTGTTTATCCATTATATGTAAAAATAGGGCAGGATTTCTCCCACCCTATTCTAATTATCAACTTAGTTCAGATTATGAACTTGTAACAGTAACAACACCAAGTAGATCACCAATAACAACGTTAAGGGCTGCTCTTGATAGAATCGCTCTTGTTTTCCTGAGAGTATCAGGATTAACAAACCAAGGTGAAAAATAACTGAGAATGTAAGGTGCAAATACAAATGCAGTCTCTTCCCATTTAACAGGATTATTATAACCCATAAGGATAGAACCACTAAGGAAAGGATCAACATAGATTTTCCATCTGTTGTTAAGAGTTCCCATGTAGTAACGACCACCAGTAGAAACAGTCTGTGTAGCAATATCAATTGTATCTGCTTTGAAACCACTCATTTTGTCAATGAAAGCACCTTCATCGGCACCAACTACTGCAAAGTTAGTACGTCTGTATCTCTTCTTGAAAATCTGATTATCAACATCAATCATTTTTTCATAAAGAGTTTCCATCCAATATTTTCTGTCCTGATAACTAAGACTTGCAGGTTCAACTTTGCTGAATGTTGCCGCTCCACCAGTAGCACCATCAATCATTGCCTGAATACCAGTTCTATCCCACTCACGAACTATCTGTGAAGAAAGTCCACCTGTGAGAATACCTTCAACAGACTGACCATGATATGACATCAAGTCCTGTTCAACTTCAATGGTTGCATGTGCTTTCAACTTCTTCTCAATTGCGGTAACTGTTTCAGAAGTGAGAACATAGTCCATTTCAGCAATGGCAGTTGGAGAATCTGGGTCATACTCAACATTATTTGAATAGTTTCGTCCAGAATGGATACCAGCAGACATTGAAGTTCCATCAGATCTTTCAAAATCTGTGTAGAAAATCTTTGCATCTGGTTGTGGTATAGTCTGAATTGAAGCAATCTGATTAAGCAGAAGGTTTGGATAAACCTTGTTAATCATTGCAAGTTCATTTCTGACTGTGAATGCAATATTGCTGTTGGAAGTCTGTTCTGCAATCTGTGAAACGTCAAGAGAATTGTAGTCAATTCTTTCAAGTTTACACTGTTGCTTCATAAGATTTTCCATCATAATCTGCATTTTGTTCTGGTCAATTTGGGTCATTTCTTTGCCAGTAACATCGCTCTTTACACCTTCTGTAAGATGTGCATATTTGCGATGACGAGCTTCATTGAATTCCAAGAATGATGCATGTTCCATAATAATACGCCCTTTCTTTAGTTTGTTACAAAAATACTTTTGTATTTTTCAACAGTAAACGGTGTGAGTCCACTGTTACGACGAAGTTTGTTTTTGAGATTGAATGATTTGGTCTGAGATTCATCAAGACCTTCAACAGTCTTTTTGGCATCATCAGTATTTTTACCATCTTCCAATTTACTTTTTGGTTCAGCAGATTCATTAGACGACTTCTTAATTTCGTTATAAACAGCCAAGTTGCTTTCAAGAACCTGTTCAACTTCTTCTGCGGTAACACAAGTGTCGAATATTCCTTCAAGACTTTTAACAGATTTTGCCATTTCAAAGAAAGAAACATGTTTTGCTTCGAGTTCTTTTACTTTTGCATCTTTTGCATCTGTAATTGCAACATCTTTAACAGTCTTGATTTCTGCCTGAGCATTTTCAAGGGCTGTTTTAGAGTCATTGAGTTCCTTAACAAGTTTTTCATTTTCAACTTGCATTTTTCCAACCTGAGTGCTTTCTTCAACAGTTGTGAAGATTTCAGGACACACATCTTTGATTGATTCTGTAAGAGATTTTACAGTTTCGCCCAATTTTGTTGCTTTTTCTGTAGCTTCATCAAGTGTAGCTTTAGATGCAACTTTGGCTTCATCCAATTCTTTTTGATGACTCTGCTTTAGTTCAGATTCATACTTTTCAAAAATTGCAGGATATGCCTTTTTCATTTCTTGAATAGTTTTCATCTCCGTACTCCTTCGTTTAGATTCAATATGACAATAAGCCTCTGTATCGGATACAGCAGGATCATCAACAAAGTCAAATGTGGATAGTTCATAACCTTCACAGATTACATCGTATTTTCCGGGAAAACCTTCAACCTCTTTATCATAATCACATCGCCCAGTTCCCCTAGTTGATACGCCTAACTTACCACCAGCATCCAAAATAGCCTTCAAATCTTTTCCAACAGCGGTGTCAATGATTTGTGCTTCATAATAAGCATATCCATCTTCTTTTACATTAGTTATATTCTTAACCAATGCACCAACTTTTGAAAGACTAGAATCCCATAATGGGTGATCTACCATCATTCTAACTCGACCCTCTGTAACTCTTGGTCTAAGTTTATTGATAGCATCGTCCATTATTTTCTTTGGATAAACACGATTGTTTCCATTTGGGAAATCGCATTTTGTAAATGGTCCAGAAATCAAATATTTCTTATTACCATTCTCTTCGAGAACAGTATTAATCTTTATAGATTCAAACCAATTTACTTCTAAAAATTCTTTGGACATAATAATACCTCAATTTGTTTTACAAATTTATCATAATCTTGTTTGCATTCATATGTCAAATGAATACCTTTACCATTGCGTAATAGAGTGGGTAAACGATATTCTTTTCAATGGCATCATTATAAACAAACATGAATTGATCTATTTGTTTTTTTGTATAGCCATATCGTTTTAATGTTTCGTTTAAGCTTAACATTAGCGATACCTTAATACACCCTTTCTTTTACTTGTTGCAAGCTGTGATGATGTACCTCCACTCCCCATATTAACTGAACGATAAGATTTAATACCATGCTTCTTTAAATCAATATGCAAATTTAATGTACCACCACTTCCTGAACTTACTTTTACAAATGCAGTATGCCAGTTTCTTGGTTTAATATTCATTGCAGTTGCATTGTATCTTGTTGAAAGTTTATTTAAGAACCTTCTACTCTTTTTAACAAACCTTGTATAAGATCGTCTATATCTACGGCCAAGTGTTCTTGATTTTGTAGATGGATAAATATAAATGTAGTTTCCCGGCGTACCAATCCTTTGCAAATAAGAAGATCCGAATAACTTAACACCTTTTGAGTATTCCAATAATAGTTCTTTCTGATTCATAATTAGATTTCCTTAAAGATTATATCATCAATAACATCAATCTTAATGCCTTTTTGAAACAATGTATCTATTACTAATGTTGTTCCATATTTCGCTTTAACCTTTCCATAAACTTGTGTATCACCAATGAATGTTGAAACAATATCATTATGTCTGACAGAACTTATCTCACTAACAACATCATAATTTTCATTATTTTTAAACTTCTTTAATTCTGCAATAGGTTTTGCAATATATAGAGAAGTCACAACAGCAATTTCACCAAGAACAATAAATTCATTTAATTCATTCTTAATAACTTTGGCCTGATCAAGATATGTGTCTAACTTGGTTAATTCATATTTTAATCTAGTTCTATAATAATTAGATCTCATTGAATCTATTGCATTAAATTGTGCAAGTGTTGGAACATTCTTTCTACGTGATGTATAGTTATCTAGTATAAAGTTTGTGTATTTTGTATTTACATGTGGAGTATGATAAATTATTTTACAAGCACAATTTGAGAGACATCGACTGTTCCCACTTCTAGGGATACCAGGTAGTGTTTTTTTAAGATATGGACTACCTTTTGCAAAGCTTAAACAATCAATGCAATGTTTATCAGTTATTCCAAGAACCCACTCGATTTCAATATTTTCTGGCAAATAAGCAATATCTCCAAGTCTAAACATTGGATCTAATCCATCCGCATACATATTCATTCTGCGTTTATAATTCATTTTACCAGAACTTGAAACAATATCATCAGCAAATTTAGACATGTAATTCATTTCTTGTGTAGTCTGATATACAATGAATCTGCGCTCATCATCTGTTATCTTTATTTCTGTATTCTGATTAAATCGTTTACCAAGCGCAAAACTACTTGTAAAATGTTTACCAATTGTTTCCTTTTGAAACTTAATAAACTGTTCTTTGTCGATTTGTCCTGCTATCAGCAGATCCATTCCTTTGTATAAGTCTTTCTTATATGACTTCTTTTCACTCATCAGCCCTTTAACAATGGCAGATTTATCATAGTACGATGTCCCATGATTAATCCCCACTGACTTGTTTCGCTTTAATAAGTTTTTGGAAAACTTTGCTTCTTTCATTGGAATAATTTTGCCTGTGTTAAAATAATCAACTCTTCAACAGTCTGTCTAACTTCTGGATGTTTTTTAAGAATTCTCTGAATTTTCTGCCATTCTTTAAACTTAGATTCACCAAGTTTATTTTTCATTACATTTAAGATTTCTTCTTTTGTAGGTTCTTCATCATCTTCATTATCAAT